AGAGCGTAACGTATAAGTTCAACGGAACTCCTATAGCTGAGACCTATGCAGAAGAAGTTGATACTACATCAACAACTACGGTTGAAATCGCTTCGTACCTTGTATCCAATTCTAGAACTGCTAAAGTTATCATTCAGGCTTACGACAGTGATTCTATTGAAGTTCACGTATCAGAAATTCTTGTAACGTTTGATGGAACGAATGCATTAGCAACTGAGTACGCAACAATCTTCAGCGGAACAGCTGAGTTGTTTACGGCTCTAGTAACGTACGATAGCGGTACAGGTGGCGTGATTGTTGAAGCTACTCCAGCATCAACGAATGCAACAAACTTTAAAACCTTAGTAATGACACTTGGAGCATAATTAAATGGCAAACGATAGAGACTTTCGTATAGAGAACGGACTTCGAGTTGAAGGTGATTCCCTGCTTCAGGGCAGCTTGACCGCATCAGGTCTTGCATATCCTACTACAGATGGTGCAGCAAGTCAGGTGCTTGCTACAGACGGTGCTGGTAACCTTTCGCTTATTACTCCTAGCTCTGACAACATTTCAGAAGGTGCGACTAACCTGTTCTATACAGATACTCGCGCTACTTCAAACTTTAATACTAACCTTGCTGCTGCCGATACAGACGATGTTGCAGAAGGTACAAACAACCTGTATTACACCGAAGCAAGAGTTCAATCTTTGCTTGCCGATTATACCGGTCATATCATTCCGTCGGAAGACGTTACTTACGACCTAGGTTCTACCACATATCGTTGGCGCGATGTTTACGTAGGTCCTGGCTCGCTTTACATTAACAACAAGCAGGTTTTGACTGACGATAGTGATACTATCACATTTAAAACTGATACAGACCAGGATCTGCGCATCACTACTTCAGGTGTTGGCTCAATCGAGCTTTACCCATCTGGTAGCGGTTCCTTGCAAATTCTTGGTACTCTGCAAATGCAGACAGGTGAGAGAATCACTGATTCCGCTGGTACTAACGTAGAGTTTGGTGATGCAATTCACATGAACTCAAATCGTATCACTAACCTGGGTACACCTACTGCTGCTGCAGATGCTACTACTAAAGCTTATGTTGATTCGGCTATCACTGGTGCTACTCTTAATACTCTTAGCAACGTTTCGGATAACGGTATCCAAGACGGTCAGGTGCTTGAGTATGATACAACTACTAGTCAGTATATTCCAGTTACACCTTATGGCTCTTCTGACTTTAGCACAGACTTCGCTTCTAAGTCAACTACGAATCTGTCTGAAGGTACAAACCTGTACTATACTGCAGCTCGTGACACAGCAAACTTTAATACTAACCTTGCTGCTTCAGATACGAGTGACCTTTCTGAAGGTACGAATCTGTATTTCACGACTGCCCGCGCACGTGGCGCATTAAGCGCAACTGGCGACCTGACATACAATTCATCAACTGGCGCATTTGGTTTTGCACTTGCTAACCATGACACTGACGATCTTGCTGAAGGTTCGACAAACCTGTACTACACAGACGCACGTGCTCAAGCGGCAATTACTGGTGGCACTGGTGTAACTAACACATCTGGCACAATCGCGATTGGTCAGGATGTTGGTACTACTTCTGATGTAACTTTCGGAACAGTAACAACTGCCGGTGACATTGATGTTGGTGGTAACTTGACCATTGACGGCAACTTGACTGTCAGCGGTACAACTACTACGATCGAAGCAACCAATCTGGCTATCACAGATAACATGATCTATCTGAACGATGGTTCAACTTCTACTAACCCAGATCTTGGTATTGCTGGTAACTACAATGATGGTACATATGCCCACGCAGGTTTCTTCCGTGATGCATCTGACGGTTATTGGAAAGTTTACGACGGCTACACTCCGGAGCCTGGTACAGAAATTAACACAGGTCATGCGTCGTTCTCACTTGCTGACTTTGCAGCCAACGACATTACTGCTAACACAATCAACGGTACATTGATTGGTGATATTACCGGTGACGTAACCGGTAACGCAGATACTGCTACAACTGCTACTAAGTTGGCAACTGCTCGTACGATCGGTTTGTCTGGTGATGTAAGCGGTTCTGCATCATTTGATGGTTCGGCTAACGTTACTATCACGGCAACAATTGCTGATGACTCGCACAACCACACAATCGCAAACGTTGACGGCCTGCAAACAGCTCTTGACGGAAAACTTGGCAGTGGTTCGTACACTGCAGCTGATGTACTTTCTAAACTTCTTACTGTTGACGGTGCAGGTTCTGGCCTTGATGCCGATAATCTTGACGGTCAGGCAGGTTCGTACTACCTAGATTGGACAAACACAACTAATAAGCCTGATCCAACAATTACTCTTGCTGGTGATGCTTCTGGTTCGTTGACCATGACAGACTTGGCTGGTGGTACTCTAACAGTTACAGTTGCAGACAACTCGCATAACCATACTGCTTCTAACATCTCGGATTTTGCTGAGGCTGTACAAGATCAAATCGGTTCGTTTGTCTCTGGCTCTGGTTCGGTTTCTGTAGCCTACAATGATACGACTGGTGTTACTACAATCACTGGTACAGACACTAACACAACTTACTCTGCTGGCTCAGGCATCTCGCTATCTAGCACTACCTTCTCGGTTGCTGCAGGCAATGGTCTGACTCAAGAAGCTTCTGGCCTTGCAATGAGCGGTTCTTATACCGGTACATTCACTGCATCAGGTGACGTTTGTGCTTACTCAGACGCTCGCTTGAAATCAGAAGTTGAAACTCTATCTGGTGCACTTGCAACTGTTCAAGCTCTTCGCGGTACTTCATACGTCAAAGATGGTAAAGCATCTATTGGTGTAATCGCACAAGAAGTTGAAGCGGTTCTTCCAGAAGTTGTCCACACTGCGGACGATGAGATGGGAACCAAAGGTGTTGCATATGGTAACATGGTAGCAGTCTTAATCGAGGCCATTAAGGAACAGCAAGAGCAAATCGAGGAACTCAAGGCGCAGGTTGCTGAACTTAAGGGGTAATTAGATGGCAATTACATCATCAGGTACAATATGCCTGTCAAATGTTCAAGCGGAATTCGGAGGCAGTAATCCAATCTGCCTTTCCGAATACTATGGTGCAGCGAGCGGTGTTCCTACATCCGGAACAATATGCTTGTCAAACTTTTATGGCAAGTCTGCCGCTCAAACTATTAACGTTACTGTTAGTTCTAGTACAACCAACTACAATATGAGAACAGCATTTGTTAATGCTGGATGGGACGGCTCAAAAGTACTGAATGGTACTGTTACAGTTAACTCTGGCGTAACAGTGTACTCAACTTCGACAGGTTCGTATGCATTGCAAACTGGATCTCCGTATCCATCAGGCTCTTCTATTGCATTGGTAAATAATGGTACCATCCTTGGTAAGGGTGGTAATGCTGGCGCCGGTGGTGCTGGTAGAACTGGGTATAATGGTAGTGGCGGTGGTCCTGCCTTCTATGCTGCATCTGGAGTCACGGTAACTAACAACGGTCGCATTTCTGGCGGCGGTGGTGGTGCTGGCGGCGGCGGTGCAGGATACTAATGAACAAGGAGAATTAAAATGGGTGCATGTGCATGTCAATGTCAGTGCCAGTGTACGTACGGCGGTGGCGGCGGTGGCGGCGGTGGAATCGGTCAAGGTTCTGGTGCCGGTGGTGGCGCAGGTTCAGGCGGTGGTAACACAGGTGCTTCTGGCGGATCAGGCTCTTTAACAGGCGCAGGTGGCGGCGGAAATGGTGGCACTGGCGACAGTGGAAACGGCGGCAAAGGCGGTACTGGCGGTTCTTGGGGAGCGAGCGGCGGTAGCGGCTCATCAGGCACAGTTAGAGGCGGTGGTTCTGGTGGTGCCGGTGGTGCAGCAGTAGCTGGTAACGGGAATATTTCTTGGGCAGCGACTGGAACAAGAAACGGAAGTATAGGTTAATTTTAAATTATGGCAATTGATGATTATGATATTTTGGGATTTGATCCTGTAAGAGGATCAATGGACGTCTACTTTAGGACGGTTGATTTTAAATGGGCGATTAACGTTCCAACTGATGATACTGCAAAGGATCCAGTTGCTTTAGATGGGTATATTCGTGGGTTTTTCCCGTATGATATGCATCAGAGAAAACATAAAGCAATGGATCCTGAAGCAGTAGAGTTAATCTCTTCATTGGTTAGACAACCAACCGAAGAAGAAATTATGACTGCTCAAATGCAGCCGACAATAGGGAACGTTTATCATCTTTTAAGACAAAGTGATTGGACTCAGCTTCTTGACTCGGGCCTTGACGAAGATGAAGTTAAAGCGTGGGCTGAATACAGAAATGCATTGAGAACGCTTTTAGATAATATCAGTAAAGAAGAGTTTTTTAACTTACAATGGCCAACGCCACCCGACGAAAACTTAAGGGAAATAAAAGTCAATGTCTACTAACATTTACATTCCACAATACATCTTAGATATGCCGGCGGTGGCTGAACAGATTCCTACAGTAGAAGCTGCTGGATGGACTATTCTAGGTGAAGAAGATAAACACCTTGCGGATCACGTAGTATATTGTGACCAATATAAAGATGCAGATGCGCATCGTAATATGACCGCATATAAAGCACCACAGCTAGTTTATTACTTTAACCGCTTTGTGTTTACAACTGCTGCAAGAGGATTTAAGATCCGTGTTAACACTACAGATCTTTACTCAGTCGATCTTCCAGTGATGCAAGTTCAAGAAGCGTTGTACCCTATCTCATTAGATGAGGTACATGCATTTGCTAATGACGATAACAAAAAGTATACAATAACGCATACAATGCAAAAGTATGAAGACGCCATTGAAATGACGGCATCGGAAGCTCGCGCACGTTTCACACAAGCAATGATCGATGAGAACATTGAGAACCGCGGAAAAATGTCGACGCAGCGTGTGAATAGATCATGGGTTATTGAAGAGGTTAACACCCTAGGCGGTCAAGAAATTAAAGAAATTCATGGTATTAGAGGCTTCGATGATGCCAACTTTATCGAAACTACTAAAATTTATGAAATGGACTATAACCTAGATGATGAAGAAAGAAATGCATTAATAGCATTTTCATCAAGTCTAGGTACCGTGCCGCGTCATCCGTTCGTTATTCGTTATGTCTATGACGGTACGAATATGTGTATAACAGACTTTAAGTTTATGATCG